ATAGATCTGATACTCTTGCATCATTCTCATCCACAACATCTACACAGATGCGTGGTTTGATTACAGATACTACTGGATTGGATAAGTTAGTATTCCAAACAAATCCTACATTATTAACTGGTATTACTACAACATCCGCAGGATTTAATTTAATCAACACTGGTGCATCTGCAATTAATTTTGGAGGAGCAGCAACTGGCATTACCATAGGTGCTTCTACTGGTGACACAACAATAAACCACGACTTGATATTAAAAGAAGATCTTACAGTTGGTGTTGACACAAATGATAACGCAGTGTTCAATGGTAATGTTAATATTGAAAATACAGATCTTGTAATTCGTGGAACTGATCTTGATCCAATGTCAATTGGTAGAGGTGGTGGTGCTGTAAGCACAAACACTCGTGTGGGTGTATCAGCACTTGCTGCAAACACTTCTGGATCTCAAAATACTGCAATTGGCTACCAAGCATTGCTCACAAATAATGTGGGTGCATCGAATACTGCAATTGGAAACAGAGCTTTACGAGTAGCGGGTATTGCAAATAACAATATTGCAATCGGAAAAGATGTTATGCTTGTTACTCTTTCGGGTAGCAAAAACATTGCCATTGGTAACAATGCAATGGAATCAAACCAGACTGGTAGTGCAAACGTCTGTATTGGGCACTATGCTGGTTACGATATTTTAGGTGATGGTAATGTTCTTATAGGTCCTGCTGATAATGAGACCTCTGCTGATGCAACATTCAGACCTCCAAATATTAGTGGTGATAGACAGTTAGTTATTGGTTCTGGTGGACAGGCATGGATACGTGGAGATTCTAATTATGATGTTACTCTTAGTAATGATCTTACTGTTAATGCTGATACTCTTATTAAAGGTAATTTGGTAGTCAATGGTACTACAACCACAGTTAAATCTAATATTGTACAGATTACAGATAAAGCAATTGAACTTGCTGCTGTTGTAAGTACAACGTTTGGATGTACTGTTGTATCTGGTTCTGCAAATATCTCTGCAATCTCACCAACTCTAGGACTGATACCTGGCATGGTGGTAACATCAAACACTGCTGGTATCACAGTTCCTACTGACACAATTATTGTAAGCATCGCAACTGATGGAACTGCAGTATTGAGTAATCCTGTAACTGGATCTGGTACACCCACATTCAGTGCGATAGGTCCTTCTGATTCTGCTGCAGAAGATGGTGGTATTATTGTTAAGGGTAATACAGATAAAACATTCTTATGGAAAGGAACAGATGGTGGTGTTACATATAACACTTGGTTATCATCAGAACATTTAGATCTTGCATCTGGCAAAAACTATTATGTCAATGGCATTATGTTTGCTAGTGACACAAATAAAGTTATAGGACCTACAAATGGTGGTGGTCAAGGAGAAACCACTTCTAATTTCACACTTGGTAGTGCTGTTACAAGTTGCTCAGTAGGTAGTTTCACAGCCGCTGAGTCAATATTTGATAATAATGTAGCTATAGGAGGAACTCATCCTTGGGCTGTAACTGGTAGTGGTTATCATAACTTGTCTATCTCTGGAACCGATAATACTAGTGCGGGATTCTTAAACTTAGGTGCTGGTGCAACAGTAACAAATGCTGATTTTGATTTAGGAAGAATAAGATTTTGGAATAATGCAACAGAAGTTGCACAAATTGCAGGAACAACAGGAGATAGTAATAATGATACTGGTAGAATTTCCTTCTCTACAAAACAAAATACAGGATCATTAACTGAAAGACTTCGCATCGGACATGATGGTAAAACAAAATTAATTACAGCATTAACAACTGATTATCTTGAATATGGTAACAACCCAAGATTATGGTTAAAATGTCCTGATGGAATAAATGGATTAAGAATTGACGCATCTACTACACCTCTTGAGATTAAGAATAGTAGTGCCAGTGGCAAAAGTTTTTCCTTTGATAGTAATTTTAATTTCAATGTTAATGGTGACTATGAATTAGCTGCTAATGACTTTGATAGTTCTGGAAAAATATTCTTAAATGCAACAAGAAATAATGGTAGCAGCACAGTAACAGCATTCCAGACATCAATACAGGCAGTCGCACTTTCAAATGCTAATAATGATGGTTATCTTGGTTTAGGTTCTTCTGCAACTCCTGATGAATTGAAGATCTATACAAATGGAACAATTAGTTTTGGTAATGGTGTCTTAGAAGAAGGATTCCATTATGATACTGGTGGTGGTATACAGGGTAACTATGTCCATAACATTATGACATATGGAGAGGTATTTTATGGATACACTAATGCTGTTGCTAACTATACTTTTGATGTAAGAGGAAATGCAAGCAACTCCTATAACGATATCACAACTGTTAACAAAGTCTCAACAGTAACAGCATATGTTAAATCTAATTCTTACTACCTGACTGAATTTAGAATTGATGGTGTCGCTCAAACAGTTAAGTGGGCAGGAGGATCTGCACCATCAGCGGGTTCTGCTAGTGGATGTGATGTATATTCATTCACAATAATGAAAACAGCTGCAAGCACATATGCAGTATTTGGATCTTCTACCGAGTTTGCATAATGAAAGATAACCATATAAAACAAAGTCCTGTACTTGCACTCACAAGTTTGGGTGGTGGATCTCATAGTGTCTACGTTTACAAATCCTCTGGTGGCGAAGGAGGAGGAGGCGGTGGAGGCGGTGGTGGTTCACCAGGTGCACAATATACACCAGATGGAACTGCTATATACGCCATGCATTCTGACAATGTAGTGCGTAGACATAATATGAGTACTGCATTTGACATTACTACAATGAGTTATAACTCAGCTTCCTCAGCTCTTGAAACAACAAGTGCTGGACCATGTAGAGGTATCCAGTTTAGTGGAGATGGATATAAATTATTTTATGTTTTTTATTCCAATAGTTCTCCTTATGATAGTATTGTAAAAACAAAAAGTTTATCTACTCCTTGGGATATCACAACTATAAGTGATGCCTCAGAAACTTTTACATTTACCAGTGATCTTACTAATATTGGTGGTAGTCAAGGTCTTACATTTAAGCATGACGGAACAAAAATGTATCTTATAGATGCTGCTTCGTCAGCAGATGGTTATCTTATGGAGTATAATTTATCTACTGCGTGGGATGTTTCTACTGCTTCTTATGTTGCAAAAAATTCAGCGGGTAAGTTTCAAGGTTTCGGTCCTGGTTATCTGAGAGGTGCAACTTTCAATGATGATGGAACTATATTATATACCTGTAATGCTTCTAACACTTATGTTTATAGATGGCCATTAACAACTGCTTGGGATGTCACGACTATTGGTAATGGAAACATGTCAACATACTATCAAGCTACACGTACTATGGATTCTCCTGGTACTAATTTACTATGGAAACATGATGGAACAAAATATTTCTTGGTAGGAACACAGGACGAAGTAATTCATCAACTTGAACCTAGTAATGCTTGGATGAATTCGGGTGCACAGTATGATAATCCAGGTAACAATGCTCCATATTCAGATTATTGGGTTCCGTTTAGGAAGGCGGGTTTATCATCGCAGTTTACTTATAAATTTGGCGATTCTGGAAATTACTTTTACGTTACTAATGGTTATTCTATAAAACGATATAATTGCTCAACTCCATATGATCCAACGTCTATATCAAATAGTGGTTCACAGAGTAAAAGTTATTCACCAAACATTGGATACGGTCCTAGAGATATATGTTGGAATTCAACTGGTACAAGTTATCTGGTAGGTCCTGAAACACAATATAAGTGGGTAAAGAAATTTGATTTGAGTACTGCTTGGGATCTTAGTACACAACAAGAAGATACCTCAGCTTATCTTGACCTACAAGCAAATTCATCTGGAATTGGTAATCCAAATGGTGGATGTATTTCTGATGATGGTAAATATATTTACGCAGTTCAATATGGTCAAAGTAAAGTATGGCAATGGACTATGAGCACTCCTTTTGATCTCTCTACTGCATCTTATACTGCAGTTGGTACAAACTTCACTCAAGCTTGGGCTGGTTGTAAAATTAGTCCTAATGGAACGCAATTACTTACTTGGTATTCTGATAATCAAGAAGAAACTTTTAGAAGTTATACCTTAAGTACAGCATATGATGTTACTACTGCAACTTTTGACAAATCATTTAATACCATGGATGATTTACAAGGTGTTCCTTCTCCAATAAACAAATCTGGTTGGGTAATACAGGGTGGTAGATGGATAATGATACCTTATTATGGATACGCATCATATATAATTAGATTTGGATCTGGAGCTGGATCTGACTGGCCATTTAATTTAGATAACGCAGTATTTAATGGAACTTCACCTCATTATCAATTCCACGCCCAAGTGAATTCTGATACTCGTGGTTCCTTCTTAAAATAAAAATGAAAATAGATTCAACAAACGAAATTGCTAGTGTATTACTAGAATTATCACAAACTCATGATAATCTTGACATCACAGACGTTACAACAATCATTGGAACTTCATGTGAGATAATTGATATAATAACTTCGGATAAATTTTCTGGTTTTAACGCACAGAACATTATGATTAATGATGTGGTTGACTCGAATAAATTATCTTTTATTCAAGAAAACACTACAGCAACAATTGTACAAACACAAGAATAATGACAACATTAATAGTAATCGTAGTACTAATAGCAGTAACAGGTTGGATTATAAGATATTACGATCCTCATAACTAACCTAAATAGAACAGCAAATAAAATATCATGGCAGAAACAAAGAAAGTTGCCGAGGAAAAACCAAAAGGTATCATCGGCAAGATTAAAGAAGCAGTTGATGATAAAGAAGAGCAACTAGCATACTTAGCGACACTAATAAGAGTGATCGTTCTTGTGTGGTCCGCAGGAATTTTAACTTTGAACTACGTTAAAATACCAGGTTATGATGCAGGAGAAAAGATTGATCCAACTTTCATAGCTTCTGTGTTCACAGGAACCTTAGCTACCTTTGGTGTCCAAACGGGAGGTAAGAAGAAGAAAGATGGTGATGGTAGTGGTAGTGCTAACATATCTAAAAAGGATATGGAGTTTCTTATCGCTAAAGCATCAGAGACTGCACCCGCACAAACTATCAGGATTGAATCAGGTCCTGTCAAAATTGTTCCCGATACAAAATAAATATCATGCAAAAAATTATTAATGTACTTGCTATTTCGTCTTTCGCTATATCTCTTACCGTTGTTGGCGGTGGTGTTTATCTTTATACACAAAAGGATGCCATCATAGAGAACGTGAAGAGTAAAGTAATGAAATCTGTCATGCCTAGTATAGGTGGTGGCATTACTAATGCTATACCAGACTCTACAGGTCCTGCAATACCAGGTATACCTAAGTTATAATGGAAATACCTCAGATCGGGGTACAAAATATAAACATACCTAATATACAAGCACCTAACATATACAATTATGTGCCACATACAAAGGTATATCCTTTTATATTACACATAGGTTCACCTGTAGTGAACATGCCAGGTTGTGTAAAGTATCACCCTGATGCAGCAGACAATAGAGAAACCCCCAACCTAAAGGAAGATGATTCCAATGGGACGAGGGTTCTTTGTGATGCTACTTATCCAACGTATGATGCGATGGATTATACACCAGAAGATTTATTAATATACAGAGAGACACCACCACCCAAGGTAGAACCACCCCCAGAAGTAGAACCACCACCATTACCTGATACAGGTGACATACCTACAGGTAATGTTGAATGTCCTGGTCCTGGTAACTTAAGAGTTGGTGACATCACACAGTCTGGAGATGAGAAAGTAATTGGTCATGAACTTAGTGCAGATGGTAAGGTCTGTATAACATTATACGAACCAACCACAACTG